AAACCAATGATAATTTTTGTGTTTATTTAAATAATTTATCACTACCCATCAATTTTGATTTCAGAAATAGAGATAATAAAAAAATTTACATGAATGAATTTATAAAAACGTTCACTCATTACGTAAAATTTAGGGAAAATAAAGAAAAGTTATATTTTTACAGCAATATCTTAACTAAAGATGATTTTAGAAATAAACTAGTTTTAAAATTAAAAACATTATTTGGAATTACTATTCTTGAGGACTACAAAAGTCTTGAAAATATATCAACATTGATGGAAATAGGCTGTTGTGATACTGTTACTAAAATTATAAATTTCTTGAATCAAGAAAGGAAAGTAAAATCATTCAAGCAAATTAAAAAATATTTAGAAAAAAATGGGTTTGTGTATTTGAATGATGTTTATTTCAATGATTTTTCTAATAAGCTGCGTTTATTTACATAAATATTATATATGAGTAAGTTTCTTCAATTAATTGAAGATTTTGATCCAACAAATGATCAAAATCTTGACGATGTTGCATATAATTTCGTTAATTTTTTAAAAAGTAATGACATAAAATATGGAAGAGTTAAATCAACTAACACTTTTTATGTTCATGATAAAGAAGATATGAATAAAGTCTTTGTTGTGGAAGTTAAAGATGTAGTCAATACAAAACCATCTGAGGAAGATGGAGAAGCTGAAACTGTTGTAGATTCTTTAGCTGACATAGACCCAAAAGCTAATAAAGCCAAACAGGCAAGAATGACTGTAGTTAAAGGATTGGCAAATAAAGTACTTCCTTCATATTTGAAGAAAACTGAACAATTAAAAAGTTTTAAAACTCCATCTTTATGAAAAGTAAAACACTCCAACTCATAAATAAATATTCCCAAATTCTCAAAGAACAAGGAGAAATGGATGTTCAACCAACAGCCGATGCTGCTGTTGATGTTAATGATGTTACTCAAGAGCCAGTTGCTCAAGAATTACCATTCACAGCAGAGTCTGAAAATGATTATATCCTTCAAATGTTACATGCTGCAAAATTTGAACCCACTCCTGAACAAAATACAGAACTTGATAATCTTATTTACAAAATGAAAGATAAAGAGGTTAAAAATGCAAGAGCTGAAATATTACCAATTATACAAAAAATGATAAGTTCTCAAATTGATTCAAATCAAATTAGAGATCTTTCTGATCAAGTAGATTAAATAATACTATGAATTTCAAATTAAAAGAAAATGGACTTATTTGGGAAAATTACGCTAACATCCCAAGTATTCAAAAACGTCAAAACTATTCAGATGAATCTGAAGAAAAGGAAGACCATGGATTGGACGTTGAGAAGTCAGATCTTAATGATGACGGTGAGCTTTCTGAATATGAACAGGCGAGAGGATCTGCTGTAGCTAATGCTATGGGAGATGACTCGGAAGATGCAGAACATTTTCACGGTGATGAAGAATTAGATGATGTTAAAAATGTCGTAATGTCATTTGATACATCCGAACCAGTTAAACCAGAATACAAAGAAGAAGATCTTGATGAAGATGATCATGAAAGAAATGAAATGATCAAATCTGAAATTAAAAAACTCTGTGAATTTGCCAAACGATTAGAAAATATGGTATGTGATGCTAATTTTGAAGAATGGATGGCTGCTAAAATTACCAAAGCTGCTGATTACACTTCAGATGTATATTTTAGATTGAGCGCTAAAGCTGATTATGCTAATGGCTCACATGAACATTCAGAATATGAATATTAAAAATGGATAATTTCGAATCATTTTTTTATGAGAAATATGTCATTGGATTAATAGAAGATATCCATATTGAGGATCTTGGGACAATTTCTTCAAAAATAGATAGCGGCAACGGTGCTTATAATGTTCTTCATGGTAATGATATTGAAATAGATGAAAAGAATAAATTGGTTAGATTTACAACAGTGCATTCTATTTCTTTAGAAAAAGAACTGATAGATCAGATAACAATAAATATAGGGGCTGGAAAAATGGAAAAGAGACCAGTTGTCAATTTCAATTTAAAAATGGGAGATCGAACATTCGAAAATATACCATTCAGCATAGGAAATAGATCATCAAATACTCATAAAGTTTTAATAGGTAAATCCTTTATTGAAAATGAATTGGATGCTTTAATTGATGTGAGTATAAATAATATTGCAGATAAAAATTTTGAAGTTGATTTATGAAAAAATATTCACAGAAAGAACTATTAAATGAAGGATTCTGGAAAGGGATCGGTAAAGTAATTGGAGGAGTAGCTAGAGGGGTTGATTATACATTAGGTAAAGTTGCTCCCGAATTACAAAGCCTTTATAAAGACCCTTACAAAGCAGCTGTTGGTTTAGGCAGGGCTATCAAAGGATCACCATCTGGGGAGGATAAACAAGGCTATACAACTAATAATACACCCCAAAAAACTAATTATGCAAGTCCTCAAGAGACTGCAAACATAAGACAAGGATTGTCAAGTAAAAATATAACTTTATTAAACAATCCAACTCTTAGTTATATTGATTCAAGAACAAGAATGAAATATTTCAATGTTGAAATTGAAAATCAAGGTAGAAAAATGAATATTATAGTGGATTCGAATGGTAATTATTCAAACCCCTGATTGACATTTGGTTTATATTTATTAAAATATAATTATGAAGATTGAAATTCAAGCAACAAATGATGAATCATTTTCTCTTGTAAATCCAGAACAAGAAGTTACAGAAACTACGAATGTAGAACCTGAAATCAGTATTACATCAGCAGAAACAGTAGAAGAAGTTACCAGTGTTGCTAATAAAGTACCAAGAGCAGCACCTATTGAAAATAACAAAGGTGCTGGTTGGTTTTCTGGTACAAGTTGGGGGTGATTAAACCTTTAAAACTTGCGTAATATGTTTTAATATAGGACTTCTTACAACATCATCAGAATCAAATTTCATACAATGTATGTTATTTTTTCTTGAATGTTCAGTATTGAATAATTGATGGATTTTTTCAAATCCTGAATCTTTAATATCACATTGTTTAGCATCTCCACAAACGATATATTTGCTATTTCTGCCAAATCTGGTTAAAATAGTTGTTAATTCTCCTCTACTCATGTTTTGGGCTTCATCGACAATAACAAATGAATCATGGAATGTTAATCCTCTGACAAAATTTACAGGTATTGCTCTTATATATTTTTGAGTTAATAACATATGAGATACTGTTGGATCAACAATTTCGTTCAATTTATCCATTAACGGCATGGTATAAGGGCTGAATTTTTCATCAAGTTCCCCAGGAAGAGCGCCCATGCTTCTAGATGAGCTTTCTACGACAGATCTAATATAAATTATTTGATCCACTTTAGATTCTTTTAGATGCTCTAAAGCCGCATATACAGACATATAAGTTTTATTTGTACCTGCGAGACCATCAATAAACATAATATTTGTATTAGGATCGTTTATTGTATAGTAACACTGGGTTTGATTTTCCGTAAATGGGAAGTGTTTTTTTAAATTAACTTTCTCGAAATCGAAATTTTTCTTATAAGATTCGATAAATTCTTTTTCAAGATCCAACGAGGTTTCCTTACGCTTGCGCGTAGATTTTTTTGTGCTCATGTATTAATATTTAATTGATAATTGAAGGCCCGTATTGCATTTTTGATAGTGATCTAAATGACTAAATAATATAACCTATTGGCTTGACTTTTATTAAAAATATGTAAAATATTTGAATGAGAATAGCAATAAGCGGTGCTTCAAATTCTGGCAAATCAACATTAATAAATTCATTTCTTCGAAGATGGCCAATGTATTCAACTCCGATGAAATCTTACAGAGATATTCTAAAAGAACATAATTTAGAGCATTCGACTAAAACAAATGAAGAGACTCAATTATTAATATTAGATTCTATGATGAAAGTCCAAGAAGGATTTAAATCTACAGATAATATAATTTTCGATAGATGCACGTGGGATAATCTAGCATATACATTAGTTGCTAATTCTTATGAACAAGTTTCCGATGAAGTCACAGCAGCTTCTATTTCTTTTGTAAAAGAAAGCATGAAAGATATAGATATCATATTTTGGTTAGAATATGATTCAGATATTAAAGTTTTAGATAATGGCACAAGAGATACTAATACTGATTATATCAAAGAAGTTGATGGTGTTTTTAAACAATTATATGAACATTATTCTAATGATTTAGAAACTGATATTTTCTATCCAAAAGAAGATTGCCCAGCTATTATTCCAGTAGAAGGAAAAACCGTCGATGATAGAATTTTTTATATTTCTCAATTTATTGATGATACAGGTAGATTAATCGAGCCTGATAGTTCTTTGTTTAGTGAAGAAAATCTTCAAATATTAGAACAAATGCTTACTGATCAAACTAAAGCAAAAAATGATGATGCTGAAGTTATAAATTTAATGAAAGAAATTAGCAAATTTAAAAAATAATGTTAAATGATAAGAAAATAGGGGTTGGTATTATCACTTACAATAGAATTGACAACCTTAGAAAATTACTTGATTCATTAAATCAATGCGAATCAATTATTGATGAATTGATAGTTGTAAATGATGGAGAATCTATTAATGATTTTTCAAAATTTCAATTTCCTATTCTAAATAGCAACTGGGTTAATAACCCGCAAAATCTTGGGGTGGGTAAGTCTAAAAATATAGCTCTTAAACATTTACATGAATCTGGATGCGATCATCTATTTTTAATAGAGGATGATATTTTTATTAAAAATAAAAATGTATTTGAAAGATATATAGAATCATCCAAGATATCAGGAATACAGCATTTTATGTATTCTCAACACGGCGTTATGAACAAATCATGGCATAGTGGAAATGCAAATCCTATAATGATAATTGATTATGGAACTTTGAAAATTCCATTATATCCAGCAGCCGTTGGTGCGTTTTCTTATTTTTCCAAACTTTGTATAGAAAAAGCAGGATATTTTGATGAAAGATATTATAATGCATGTGAACATGTAGATCATACATATGAAATTATTAAAAAAGGCATGCATCCTCCATTTTGGTATAATGCGGATATTGAAAATTCTTGGGAATATCTAGAAGACGAAGCTTGGAGTATGGAACAATCTACAATTTCATCTAAGCCTAATTTAAATCAAATCGTCTCTAAATCTGATGAAATTTTCTTTTTGAAGCATGGAACTGTGCCAACAGCTGTTCCTTTTTCTAGAGAAGAAGAAGTAATACAATCTATTAAAAAAATTAAAAAAGAATATGGACAATAATATTTGGGAAATAGCTAAAAATAAATATAAAATTCAACAAATCCAAGAGGAATGGTTTTGGTTGATTGACACTGCAATTGTAACACCATACAAAGATAAGAAAATCAACATTTTTGAAATCGGTTGTTATGATGGAGGATCGACTTATTATTTGAGTAATTTTGCAAAAAATATGATAACTGTGGATAATAATAATCCATGCCGTTTCGATCCTTCAAGTATCCCAGCGAGTGAAAGTTATCAATATTTTGGTGGTGACAGTCACGATCCAAATATAATAAAAAATGTAAGTAAATTTGATTGGGATTTTGTTTTTATTGATGGCGATCATTCATACGAAGGAGTCAAAGCTGACTTTTATAATGTTTTACCGTACCTTAAAAAAGGAACGCCTGTCGCATTTCACGACATTGCCATTTCACATTTTCATCATACACATGGATGCTATGTCGGTGAGTTTTGGAGAGATTTGAAAAATGAATACAAAGCAACTAAATTTGAAGAATACCAAACTGATAAAGAATGGGCTGGAATAGGTCTACTTTTCGTATGAAAAGACTAAATATATGAATGGGACAAGGAAGATACTCAAAATATCCAAACAAGGCGGGGATTTATAAATTCAAATGCATTATCAACGATAAGATTTACATAGGAAAATCTATAAACATTAGGGATAGGATAAACAGTCATAGATATACACTATCAGAAACAAATAAAAGAAAAAAAGGATATTTTGAAAGTGCTATCAAAAAATATGGATGGGATTCTTTTGAATTTGAAATATTAGAGATTGTGGAGGATTTTGATAAACATAAAGATAACGATGATCTCTTAAAGAGAGAAGCATATTACATAAAGTTATTTGATTCTACTGATCCAAATAAAGGGTATAATTTATGTAAGTATTCAAGTGATAGAACTGGGGTTCCGTGTTCGGAAGAATCTAAAGAAAAATTAAGACAGGCTAATTTGGGAAAGAAACACTCAGAAGAAACCAAACTTAAAATGAAAGAAAGCTCTGCTAAATTAACTAAAGATAAACAAAAAAGACAATCTGGTAGACCTCTTCCAGAGGAAACCAAAAGAAAATTATCTAAAATTAATAAAGGAAAGACACCATCTAAAAATACTATAGATGCTATTAAAAATAGAGTTCGTAAAAGGTATAAAGTCCAAACTCCCAGCGGTGATTGTGTTGAAATTGTTAATATGGCTAAGTTTTGCAGAGATGAAAAATTAGGAAGGGATAGTATGGATAGGTTAGTTAGAGGGATTATAACTAACTATATGGGGTGGACATTTATAGAAGCTGTGATAATATAGGAATTATTAAAGATCCGATGTCAGAAAAACATAAAGAAAAAATTAAACAGTTAAATTTAAGAAAACCTAAATCTAGAAAAATTAAAAATGTAAAAATGTAGAAATATTAGCAAATGAATAATATAAAAAATAAAGTATGGACTTAACATTAATAACTTGCAATTATAATACGCCGATACAGATAGTAAGACTGTTGCAAAGCGTAAAAGAAACATCGTCACAGTTACCGAAGGTTATTGTGATGAATACATCAACAACCCAAGATTCTGATAAAATTTTATCAGATAATGATATACCTTATTATAATTTTAGAGGAGGATCGCATGGTGAATCTGTTAATTTAGCCTTTAAAAAAGTAAAAACTAAATATGTTCTATTGGTGGATTCTGATGTAATATTTTTAAAAGATTTTCTCCCAGCTTTTGAAAAATTCAAATCTTCAAATTTAACTCTTATGGGTAAAGTTGTCGGCAATGTCGCTGGTAAAAATCTGTATGAAAGAGTGGAACCTTGGTATTGTTTCATGAATTATGAAATTTTGAAAAATAAAAAAATTGAGTTTTTCGATAGAGAAAGAGTTAAGAAAAGCAAAGAGGACAATATAAAAGTATATGATATAGGTTCTACAATGTTTGAAGATGTTGAAAAATCTAATCTACTGATTGGAGATGTAGATTTAGAAAACAAATATTTTAAACATTACGGAGGAATGTCATGGCATTGTCAAAAATATAATTCTTCAGAAGATGATACTGATATTGATTTTGGTGGAACTCATCCACATGAAATTCTTTGGAATATTGGTCAACAAAGAAAAAATCAATACGATATCGAAACAGAATACTTAAAAGATATAGATATTAAATCTTGTTTTAAATGAATAAATGTTTTGTAAAAGTTGGAGGTGGGTTAGGAAATCAATTGTTTCAAATAGCCGCCGCTTATTCTTATTGTAAGAAATATAATAAAAAATTATATATAGATATATCAGATTGGAGCGCATCTCAAGGAGTTAATCCAATAAAATATAAAGATTCAATATTTAAAAATTTTGAATACCATTTATATTCTACTCCAGAAACTACAAAAATTGAAGAAGAAAGTTTAATTTATAAAGAACTTCCATATCATGATGGGGATGTATCGTTTCATGGCTATTTTCAATCTGATAAATATTTTATAGAACATAAGGATGAATTTGTAAATTGTTTAAGTTTGCCAAATCTTGATAGTTCCTTTATGCAAGAAAAAAATGTTGCATTTCATATAAGAAGAGGAGATTATATTAGTTATTCTCATATATATAATGTGTGTAATACTGATTATTTTAATAAACAATTTGAAGCATTTAAAGATTATCAAATAAATGTTTTTACTGATTCTCCCGACTTTATATGTAATGAATTTAAAAATCAAAAATTCAATTTAATAATATCACATTCGGAATTAGAAGACTTGACTTTAATGAGTTTGCATACAAATATAGTATGCAGTAATTCATCATTTTCTTGGTGGGCATCTTTGCTAGGCAAAGAAAAAGATAACATAATTGTTCCAAATAGATGGTTCAATAATTCAGAAAATCATTATGACATATACAGATCAGACTTTACAAAAATCGAAGTATAATTTAACTGAAACATCATTCATAATACATTTTAGAAGAGATTCCGATGATAGAATTTTCAATCTTAAATGTATTTTAAATTATTTTGATACTTATAT